AGGCGGTAAGGGCGTTAGCAAGAGTTTGACTGACGCTATTTCTGTTATGGGCGGGTTTGGTCCGGCAGTTATTGCAGGGTCTAAACAGGCTGTAAACGCGTTACTTGAAGTAGTTAGAACTGCAGCAATTACTTATGAAGCGTTTAAAGCTGTATCTACAGCCGTTAAGTTTTTTAAAGGTGATTTAAAAGGCGCGTTAGGCGATTTTACTAAAGTAGTAGGGGCGGCAGGCGTCGCACAAGTTACGCGCAAATTACAGCAAGACAGTAATAATTTTTTTGACCAGCTTTTAACTAACGTCAATAACACACAAAGCGCTTTAGCCAATCAAAATAAAACCATTGTAGAAACTAACCAAGCCTACGAAGGTTTTGGCAAAGCCATTGAAGGCGTAGTACCTAAATTAACGGGACTAGCCGGGGGCGGCGAAGGCGGCGGCGGCGGCGGCGGTAAAGGTGCAATAAATAAAGTAACTGAAGCCGTTAAAGAAGCTTCAGAAGCTTTAAATAAAGAAATGGGCAACGCTTTAGACGCTGCTAAAGACCGGCTTAAAAAAGCCCAAGACGCGTTTAACGATTTTTATAAATCGGTTAGCGACGTAATTACAGGCGCTTTAAATTTTGGTGCAGCGTTTGAAGAAAGCGGCGAAGACGCAGGTTTAACGTTTTTTACTGCGCTACAAAAACAGGCCGATAAAGCTAAAGAATTTGCAGGCTTGGTAGAACAGCTGTTAGCTAGTGGTTTATCGCAAGAAGCGTTACAGCAAGTTATAGACGCTGGCATAGATAGCGGCGCGGCTATTGCAAAAGAGCTTTTACAGTCCAGCGAAAACGTTTTGCGGGCTAACAAACTTGTAGCCGAAACTAACGCAATAGCTGAAAGTATCGCTAATTTGTCAGCAAGTAAATTTTACGCGGCAGGCGTTTCTAACGCGCAACAATATTTGGAAGGCGTCGAAGCTGCTATGGCGATAGCGCAAACCAAATTAGGTAAAAAGGGTATAAACCTGGCTGACGTTAAAGGCATTAGCGCAGGTTTTGGCGACGCTATTAGCAGCACGCCGGGCCTTACAGGTCCGAGTATGCCGACGTTTGCGCCGATAGGTGCGCCTACAGATAAAGGCAGGCCGTTAGGTAACGTAACTATTAACGTTACGGGCGGTCTGGCTACTACTGCAGAAACAGCGGTAGCGGTCAATAATGCTTTGCTGGCCTATAACCGTTTGGCTGGGCCTTCACAATTTCAAGTTGCGTCGTAATGGCTGGGGTAGCTGTTGTAGGTTCAGGTAATTACGAACTGTTTGTAGATACAGGTTTTGTACAAGACGCATTTATTTTAGACGCAAACCCGCAAGGCGTTTTAAATAATACGCAATACGTTTTAGACGGTTCTACAAATTTTGCACCGGTTTTAGAAGGCTGCGTAAACGTAAACGTAAGGCGCGGCAGACGCGACCAAGGCGACCAGTTTGGTACGGGCACTATGACTTTTACGCTTAGCGATACGTCAGGTATTTTTAACCCGTTTGACGAACTTAGTCCGTTTTTTGACCCTGCTACGGCGCAACCTGGTTTAGCGCCTATGCGTAAAGTCGAGCTAGTCCGGTACGACAATTTAAGTAACCCTGAATATCTTTTTAAAGGTTACATAGTTAACTACGATTACAACTTTGCTTTAGGTGGCATAGATACAGTAACGGTTTTTTGTGCAGACGATTTTTATTTATTAAGCCAAACCGTATTAGATGAATTTAACGTAAGCGAAGAATTAACTAACGAACGTTTAGAAGCGGTCTTAGATTTACCAGAAGTTAACTTCCCAGCTGGTCAACGCGCTATTACTACAGGTACGCAAACGTTAGGCGGCGCTGCAGCGTTCACCGTAAACCAGGGCACAAACGTTTTAAGTTATTGCACCCAAATAAACGACGCCGAGCAAGGCCGCCTATTTATGTCGCGCGACGGTTTTCTAACCTTTCAACCCCGTATAGGTAACACGCTTAGCGCAGCGGTAGCAGACTTTCACGACGACGGCACAAACCTACCTTTTAACCAGTTAGGTATTAGCTTTGAAGCTGACCAAGTAGTTAACCGGGCTGTAGTACAAATTTTAGGTAGCAATAACCCGCAAATAGCAGACGACGCAGCTAGCCAAACCAAATATTTTATACAAACCCAAAGCATTACAAACAGCCTTTTACATAACGACACTGCAGCCGCAACGCTGGCTAGTTACCTGCTCGAAGGCGAACCAGAACCGCGCTACACGTCTGTAGGCACGGCGTTTAATATGTTGACTACAGCCCAGCGCGATACGGTAGCCATAATAGATATAGGCGATACGGTAACAATAGAAAAAACGTTTACTAGCGGCGCTGGCACTACAGAACTAGCGCAAGAATTAAGTATAGAAGGCGTAGAGCATACGTTAAATATTGGCGACGGCCATAAAATATTGCTGTTTACTAGCCCTACAACTATTGTTTATGAACTAATTTTAAATGACGCCGTTTTTGGCATACTAGACGCCGAGAACGTTTTAGGGTAAAGTAAGGACACTATGACTACGCCGTTTCCGTTTGTCGCTTCGACTGTTTTAACAGCGCAGCAATTAAACGACATACAAAATTTACCGATATCGGATAAGACCGCTAGCTATGTTTTGATTGCAGGCGACGAAACAAAGCGCACAATGATGAACAGCGCTAGCGCTACAACGATTACAGTTAATAACTCGATTTTTACCGTTGGTGATGTTATTCAGGTCGCTAACAAAGGTGCAGGCACTTGCACGATTACTGCGGGTGCGGGCGTAACTATAAACACAAGCGGTTCGCTTGCTTTGGCGCAATATGGGGGCGGCTATTTACTTGCATTGTCGGCGTCAACTTTTACTTTTTTTAACTTAGGGGGTGGCGTATCTTACGGTACGGCTACGGGCGGTTCGAGTAGTTCAATTACTGTTGACGGAATAAATATGACGCTGTTGTCGTTTACAAGCGATAGCACTTTGACTGTTACTAAAGCAGGTTTGTTTGATGTTTTAGTAGTTGGCGGTGGCGGTGCGGGTGGACAATCTTCAAATTCTCTTTATCCTTCAGGCGGTGGCGGTGGCGGACAAGTTTTGCAGTCAACAATTTATGCGTCAACCAATCAAACAATAACTATTGGTGCAGGTGGCGTAGCAACATACGGCGCAAATAATCAAGTTGCTATGACTGGTGCAGGTAGTTCAATCGGTACTCTTGCAATTGCTGCAGGTGGTGGCGGCGGTGGCAGTAACGACGCTGCATTTGTATCGTCAGGGCGGCCCGGTGGTCATGGTGGCGGCGGCAGCGGGTCAAATATTACGTCAGGTAGTTCAACGGGTGGCGTATCTAATGCTCGAGGAAACGCAGGCGGTAACGGCGTAGGAAATCAATCGCAAGGCGCAGGTGGTGGTGGTGGTCATGCTGCAGTTGGTGCTAACGGTTCAGGAACTACAGGCGGTGCAGGCGGTGCAGGGCTGCAACTAACAACTTTTACAGGTGGCACAATTACAACATTCGTTGGCGCGGGCGGTGGTGGGGCTGGAACTGTTGGCGGTGCAGCGGGTTCGACCGGTGCGGGTGCGGGCGGTTCGGCGGGAACGGGTGGTAATGCAACAGCAAATACTGGTTCGGGTGGTGGCGGTTCAACAGGCACAACCTTGAGCGGTGGCAGCGGCGCTAGCGGCTGTATCTTTGTGAGGTTCCGCTAATTATGGTTGCACAATACTTCGCACAACTTGACAACAACAACGTTGTTACATCTGTACACGTTGTTACAGCCGAATATATGGCAGAAAACCCAGAACGATATTTAGGCGTATGGGTAGAAACATTTTTTGACATTGAAGGTAAAACTTTTGCAGGAATTGGCGACACATACAATTACGAAACACAAAATTTTGTGCCAATACCGCAACCTGACCCGGTTCAACCATTAGAACCGTAATGCAATGCGATACAGGTTATTTGCGCTGATACTTATGTTAACCGCTTGCGAAACAACACGCGATAACACAATCACAGTTAAATCAAAAGTAAAAAATAGCGCACTAAATACTTGTTATGTGCCTGACCGTTGCGGGATAACGCCGTGAAACGTTACCGATACAGCCCAGACGAACTACACGCGCGCTTAATCGTTACCGTCGGCGTACTGTTAGGTTTAGTTTTTAGCGTAATTGTTGTAGGTATGGTTTACGGCTTATTGTTTGTAAGCCAGCCAATAGAACAAAGCCCAAATGACGCGGCTTTCATAGATTTAATGTCAACTATTGTAGTTTTTTTGACCGGCACATTATCGGGCTTGGTTGCGTCTAACGGTATTAAAAGCAAACGTAACGAATATTTAAACGAAGATGACTAGACCGTATACAGCTGCTAAAGCGCCGGTAGCTAGTCGAGCTTTGGCAGGTAATGACGAATTTATACGGCAGGTAGTTAAACGGTCTATGGGTTCGCTTTGGAATAATGGCAGTTTTGTTATTCGAGATATCCGAACTAAACCAGGGCAAATAAGTAATCACGCGCGCGGTCTGGCTACAGATTTTAGTTACCGTAAAATGACTGATAAAGGTTTAGTAGACGGGCGTAAAATTGCTATGCCGTTTATTTACAAGCTGTTAGAAAATGCAGACGTTTTACAAATAGAATTAGTAATTGACTATCACGAAAACAGAAGCTGGAAATGTGATAGGGGCACTTGGATAAAAGGTAAGTGGTCGGGCGGCGATTGGTTTCATTTGGAAATTTCCCCAGCTATGGCTAATGACGCAAACCTAGTAAAACAAGCGTTTCAACAGGTTTTTAAGGATATGCCACAAACCGTTTAGCGTTTAGGTTAGGGTTTGTTTAACCCCTTACCGAGAAAGTTAGGCCTATATGACCCTTCTTAGCAAAGCTGTTATTTCAGCGTTAATAGCGATTACTTCACTGTTTATATTAAAGCCGCCGCCTGCACCTACAGCCAGCGACTTACAGACGCCGTTTACAAGCGTTTACCAAGCATACGAAGCACCTATAGACATACCAGCGCCTACGACGTCTACGACGCTTGTAACGCCTGCTATTGACCTATGCGGGCAGGTATTTGATATGGCTAAATACATAGGCTGGCCTGACCACGAACTAGGCAAACTGATAGCAGTAGCGCAACGTGAAAGCCGTTGCATAGTCGAAGCGTTTAACCCGCGCGACCCTAACGGCGGTTCAGCTGGGGTAATGCAAATAAACTATTTTTGGTGCAAACCTTCGCAGTATTGGCCTACCGGCTACTTACAAGCGCACGGCCTACTTAAAGACTGCAGCGAACTATTTGATTTAGAAACCAATTTGCGTAGCGCATTAGCTATTTACCGTTATAGCGACGGGTGGCGCGCGTGGTCAATCTAAAACACTTTCTAATCGCTTTGCTACTTACCGCGTACACGGCTTTGATATGGTACGTTAAACCCACTAACAGAAAGAACCGAGAAAATGAACGAAAACGTAAACGACAAACTACAAAAACTATTTGACGCAGACAAAGCGCAACTAAAAGCGCTAGCGCAAGTCATAAACGAAATAACAAAAGGTAACGTACCTTTACGCGAACCTAGCGAACTGGTAACCAGCCGCAATATTCGAAACCTACAGAACTGGGCTAGTGAATATACGTTTGATGACGGCGATTTAGTGCAAGATTTAAAGTCTGCAATTATTGAACTAAAATATTTAATGGCTGTAATCAAAGGTTTACGCGAACAGGTACAGCATTTGGAAAGCGAAAACGCACGTTTAGAACGGTTGGCCGCTAATGCAAACTAACGAACTTGGCCAGCCGGTTATTCAGTTAACGCAAGAGGACTATAAAAACTGTTACGTAATTATGGGCCTTATTCAATTAGAAGTAGAAAACCGTAACGCTAAAACAAGTTACGAAGCTAACCCGTTGCTAAACGAAGCGACGACGTTTTGCGGCGTATTAGGTGAACAGGCCGTAGCTAACTATTTTGGTTGCCCAAACGTATATAAACCGTATGACCCAAAAGCGCACGACGTTTTAGGTTACGAAGTTCGGGCAACTTACCACGAAAACGGCTGTTTATTAACACACGACCCAGATGACAAAAACTACGGCGATAAACCAGGCCGCTACATATTTGTAACTATTAACCAAAAAACTTTGACCGCAACTATTCGCGGTTACTCGACCCTTACACGCTGTAACGAACGCGCCGATAACTACCAAACCAGTTGGCGTTATCCGTGTTTTGCTATGCCACAAAATCAGTTATGGCCTATAGATATGTTGCCGGCTACTGACGAACTTTCAGCGTTTAGACAAGTTAAGGCGGTTGCGTAATGGGTTTTAGTTTAGATAATTACGTCGACGTGGCTACACGTTTGCAGTTAGCGTTTGCAAAATACCCAGATTTACGGATACAAGAAACAGCGCGTGAAGTTATAGAAATGCCAGATAAAAGCTGTTTTATTCGTTGCACTGTTACGGTTTGGCGTAATTCAGATGACCCAATACCAGTTGTAGCTTCAGCCTGCGAACTGTATCCAGGCCGAACGCCCTATACAAAATTCAGTGAAAACGAAGTTGGGTTTTCGTCGGCGCTAGGCCGTGCTTTGGCTTATGCGGGTTTCGCGGCTAATAAAGCTATTGCTAGCCGTGATGAGGTAGAAGCAGCGCAAAGCAGGCAACCTACAACCCGTTTAGCGTCTGTAACGCCTATAAATGATGTTGAAGTACCTTTCCCAGAAGAAGGCCCTGCAAAGGTTTATCCGTCTAGTAAACAGCTGGGTATGATGCGCGGTTTAGCTAACGGTAAAGGTATTAAAGGCGACGAACTTAAAGCGTATTGCTGTAATGTTTTGGGCCGCACGATTAACAGCACAAACGATTTAACTAAGCAAGATATATCGAAGGTGATAGACGCGTTACAAGTAACAGGCGAGTTATAAAAAATGGTGGTTCTGCCTTTAAGACGTGATTTTAAAGGGTAATGCTATATCAGATTAAATTAAGGTACTAGTTAAGCCTTAGCCACTATTTTGAAAACGATTACGGGCACATAGACCTAAGCCAGTTGCGCGGCGGTTGGTATAAAACGCGGTAACGCGGGTAGAAGGCGCTGTAGTGATACAGGGCCTGGCTAAAGATTAAAGTTATGGGTGCTGCGTGAGGCTAAGCAGCGGGGGGCTTATCTGCATTATGGTTTACACACACAAACAAACTATGAACGTAACAAACCAAAAAACCTGGCTGCGCCCGTCAACCTGCACAACTAACCACCTATTGAAAGCAAGCGCGTCAGCGCGCGCTAGCAAGCGAAGCGCCTAATGCCTAAACGTAAACAAACCCATAACCAAAGCCAGCTAACAAAACGCACACTAAACCAAACAGCACGAAGCCAAACCCAATACAAAACAAACAGACGTT